AAGCACCAACACTATTTGATTTATGAAAGCAAAAGACAAAGCATGGCAACTGTACTCGAACTATTTTGATATAGTCGAAGGTGAACAGCAAGAAGGCCAACTGGCTGCGGTACATTACAAGGCAATCAACTGCGCACTCTACTGCGTGGATGAAGCCATAACAAATGCACCTACCGATATAATGCAGGACTTCGAAGGAACCGGGGAATACTATTCCGTGAAAGCCTACTACCACCATGTTAAAAATGAAATACTAAAACTCAATGTCCAAAAGAAAGTTACTACCGCTTGAGAATCTACGGCAGGAACGTGTTGTGTTATTGAGCATGTATGCTAATGCAAAAACAAAGTACGTTAAAGATAATGTATATAATAAAATCAAAGCCGTAAACAAAGACCTATTTACAATAACCAAAGACACAAAATATCTATGAAAGCAACACTAACATTTGAATTGAACAAAGACCAACACGCATTTGATTGCGCCGTGAATGGTGTCAAGTATTATGATATGATTGGCGATGTGTTACATCATATACGCAGCATTGAACAGAATGAAGAACTAACAGCTGAGCAATACAAGATGCTTGGTCGCATCCGGGACTGGATGCATAGTGAATTACATTCGGAAGGTTTAGCAGGTAGGTTTTGACACGCTACTTAATCCTTAGCAGTGGGCGCATCATTGCTGCACCTTGCGATAACCATGCTTCCAAAGAAACCTACCCAGTGCCTCGCCTTCAGCATCCACCTTCTCCTCACTCCACTCAGGTTGAATGTGATGAAGATACTCATGGATCAACACAATAAGGTAGCGCATAGGTGGTAGTGTTGGGTCAATCTCAATGACGTTGTCGCAGTACAAACCATCCGCACGTTCACGGCCTAACTTGCGATGTACAACTTTTGGATGTGGCTTGCGTTTCATTGTGCTATATTTACAACGGTTTTGTGTGTAATCAATACACCGTCTTTAAATTGTTTTTTGTTATTTGATTGAGGAAAGACCCTGCAACGGTGGGGTCTTTTCATTTAACGTATCTTGCCATTGACGATGCGGTAATTGTTCACTTCAAATTCTCCCGTGTCCATCACCCGCACGTGTGCAAATCCATGGTGATGTTTATTGATGGGCATGTAATCGGGATGTAATTCGCACAGACACGCCACACTCCAGCATGTTGTTAGCTTGCCATTGATGTTCGGCTCAGTATGTTCTGATGCCTGATGATGGTGACCACACAATGCGCTGTCCTTTGCACGCAAGAACAAACCACGTGCGATGTTCACGGGACTAAATACTGATGAACCTAATTCATGCCCATGCAAGATGGTCAACTTACCTGCGTGAATGATTTGCTTATCCGGGATGAAAGTGATATTGAGTTCATCAAGCTTCATCAAACTTTCAAATGAAAACTCATTCATGCCCAAAAGGTCTGGAGCATTACGCATGATGTAGTGATCATAACGCACATCGTGGTTACCACACTTGTAATAGATGGCAGCATTTGGGAATAACTTGCGTAACGTTTGTAGGAACTGCCTTGTCATCAATACTTCATGCCCGAAGTTGCGTTTGCGTGGGTCTTTCTCGAATCGACTGATTGCATAGAAGTCAATGACATCCCCGTTAAGCAAGATGGTATTTACATCGTTCTCCAGTCCATACTTCAACGCCAGTGTCAATGCCTGAATGTTGTGATACGGAACATGGATATCCGACATCAACAGAATGTTGTTGTGGTTTATCGGTAGTTTGAATGCTTTGTAGTGTGCTTCCTGCGATGGTGGCAGGTCAAGTGGATTATATTCCGATGGTGCAAGCTCATCGAGTATGCTGCTAAATCCGTTTAGCTTTGTTTCAAGTTGCTGAAGTTTACCCGGTGCGTGTGCAACCTGCTGTTGCATGATTGCTTTTTCAGGGTTATTCCTTTGCCTTTGCCGCCATGCAACGTACATACGTTGAAAACCTTTAAAGGTCATGGTGATGTTGTGGCGTTGCATCGCTTGACGGATGCGCTCATTCAGTACACCTTCCTGATTTTGTATCTCAAGATATACGTGAAGGTATTTAGCTTTAGTCATGAGGCGGTTATTTGCCCCGCAAGTACCCAGTCAATTCTGCGAGGTTGTTACTTATCTGAATGTTCTGAGTAGCTATGGTGTCTATCTTACTTTCGAGCTTATCGATAGCCTTGTTTTGTTCTTCTTTCATAGCGGTCAGTTTAGTATTGAATTCTTCTTTCGTATCCTTAATAGATTCAGCAAGCATAGTAACCTCCCTTTTGTGATATGATTCAACGGTCTTTAGTGATGCGCTAACCTTTACCACATCCCGTTTCAATGCGTAGTATAAACCAGTGAGTGATATTGCACCACCGACTATGGTCACTAAATCTCTTGGTTGAAAGTCCATTTTATAACAGTGTAAAATATATAGTAGAAAAAGCTATGGCAGTTATTCCAATTGTTAGTGCGGTGTTGGAAAATATTAACCGTCTGTTCCGTTGCTTCAGCTGCTTTATCTCATCGTCTTTCTCAGCATATACAGCCTTTTCAATAGCTTGTTTGTTTGCGTATATTGCCTGCAATGTTTCATAACTATCTGCTTGAATACCCGTTATCTTGGAGTAGTAACCCACCTTTAGCTTTTCAAGTTGGTATAGGCTGTCTATTTCCAAGGCAGTACCATACCAATACATCATGCTATTGTAGTTGAGATTGAAAAGTTGCAGATCGTAGGTTGTAAGTTCGGGTGTAAAATCCTGCTTTAAGTAGGCTGTCCGACTTTTTGAGCGTTGTGCGGAACTGCTTAGAGGCAGCAGCATTATCAGAATTAAGAATGTTGAAAGTTTCATTGCGATAGTATTGGTTGGTTATTTCTTGTTGCTGTATGATGGTATCACCTTTGACGTTTAGTGAATCAATCTTCATGAATAGCGTATCTGTTTTTTGCGTGTTGCGCTCAATGACCTTGTATAGCGAATCATTGATGCTTTGCAAGCGGTCAATAGCCGGGTTTGGTTTGTCGCTGCATGACTTTACTCCCGTGATTATGGTAATCAAAATAATGGCTGCAACAGCTGCAACTATAACCGTGTTCCTTAGTTTGTTTTTTTCCATCTTGTTATATGTAAGTTCTTTGATAGTGGTCTTATTTTGTAGTACACCCCATCCCGTGTGCGGCTATCTCGCATGCCCTGCTCGTTGGTATTGCCCTCAATTGTACGTACTGAATACTTAGATACCCTATCGACTATTCCAGTGTGTCCTATGCCCTTAAAACGCTTTCCCTTAAATGAGTTGTAACTAAGTGTCATGACCAAAACATCCTTATCACTAAACGCTTGCAGGAACTTTCCATCTGTGAAGATTACATCGTTGCGATTGTACGCAGTAGGTGACCACCCCGTAATCGTGTTAGGTATGCCGCACTCGTTTAGCATTGCCATGACAAAGAATGAACACCATGCATAGCCGGGCTTCCATCCTTCCTGCTTCATAAGAATTAGCAGAGCCTTGTCATTAAAGCCCATGTTATTACCGCCCTTCTCCTTTACACCCACAAACGCAGCTGAGGTTACCCTTACGCAGTAACCGTCATCAGCATGTGTAAGATATACAGGTAGGCAGCAAAGTAGAACGCATATAAGAGCAGGTATAAGACAACCTTTTGCCATGTGGTTAGATAGGTATTTATTTCATACTTGACTTCCTTGTTGTATATCTCCTTTTGCAATGCCCGAAAATTGAATCTGATGCCCAAAAAAACAACGAAATTGGCAAAGACCATAACAAGTGCAGCAAGTATAACAAATTGAATATACTCCGTACTTATTAGCGCATCACCAAAGTAGGCAACTGATATCGTACCCGATAATGCAAACACTAAAAAGGCAAGAGGTATTGACCAAAAGCCATCAAATAGTTCAAGCTTATAGCGTAGCTTCTTAAAGTCTACGCCTTCGGGCTTACTTGGTTGTGGGTTTGGCTGCTTCTTTGTTGCCATTGGCACGTAGTTTTAGTGAAAGCTCACGCTCGTACTTGCGCAAACGTTCAGTGTAATCTTGTTTCAGTGTCTTCTTTTCACTCATGGTATGCGGTTAATGATGTTACGTGAGTAGGTAGGACGGAATGAAGTAGCAGTATTGCCCGTGCTGAACTGGTAGTTGAGCGTATTGGTCACATCAGTTCGTGGTGATCTATCAGGCCATGTAGCAGTTGAGTATTCAGGGAACAAACTTGAGTTTGCACATAGGTAATCAACGAGTAAAGTGGTGTAGTGTTCTGCGTTCTGCCTTGCACGGTCAATCATATCCTTCATTACTACATCCGATACGGGTACGGTGTCTTCAGATTGACGTTGTACCAGCGTACCATTGTCCATGCGGTAGCAAAGGTTAGGCGTTACGTCCACCATCACCCACCAAAGCAACATCTTTTGGATGTAGTCTTCAAGAAGTATCTGATAGTTACCCGCAATTGTGTTGTTTGCTACATCGTTCTTAATCTTGTTCAGCAAGTCAGTTCCCAAAAAGGGAAGCAGCCACTTATCCTGCGCAAGATATACCGATGGATAGAGAATGTTCGGGTCAACACTACCATTTACGGTGGTGTATTTCTTGATATAGTTTTCTGATATTAAAAGTACTTCTGCCATAGTTGTAATTATTGATTGCCGTAAATAGGATTGGTTGGAAGGAAGCCACGATTGGGCATGTCTTCTGGTAGCTGTGCTACGTATAATGGATTGCGTACTTTATAGCCCATACGTTCAGCTAATGCCACAGCGATACGCTTAGCATCAGGGTCATTAGGGTTAATCTTCGCACCTTTTGCATCAATGAACACCCTTTTTTCAAAGAAATGTTTGCAATTGCCGCCGCCCTTGAACCTTTTAATGTCGTAAAAATCAGACCCGTTAGGTCCCCATCCGGGATTTACATCAACAAACTCCATTGCCTCAATATCTTCCATGCGGTAAAGCTTGCCTGCCTCAAGCATCTTGCGACAGAATGTGCGCATATTATCATGCCTAAACTCACCTGCGTAAACGTAACGAGTAATAAAGTATTTGCCATCGACAATAGCATCTTGCCTACTCTTTGCGCCTGGTCTTGCCGCACCCGTACGCACCGCAAACTCGTGTTCAATTTCTTCATCTGCGTTGTATGCGTCAATCAATATCCAATCTTCAGGCGCATCTTCACCTAATGCAATCAATGCATCTCCTGCGGTGCTATCATCTTTTTTTTTTTCGCCCATCAAGTGTGGCAACGCAGCAGAAAGTACTGTCTGAACGATGGAGGTGATTTGCTCAGTGTTCAACGATGCAGGTGCAGCTTCAACAACCGTTTCAGTAGTCTTTGCCGTTGCTACTTGCTCAATAACCAACGGGGTATTAGGCACAATCTCGAAACTCACACCGGGTAGCTGCTTGCTCAATAGTTCTTCGATGCTGTGGTTAATCATAGCTTGATACGGCTCAATCACTTGCTTGTTGAATATCTCAAGACCAACAGCCATTTCGTCTTTGTTTGAACCGAAACCACCTCCAGTGTCACGGATACCAAAAAGCAGCGGGGTAGTAACACGATGCGCTGTAATAATCTTTTGAGTGGCAGTATTGTCCATTAATTGGTACTGCTTATCCGCATCATTAACGGGGAATGGTGTAATCTCAGTCTTAGGTTGATCACGTTCGTTGAAGAACATAACCACCTTTCCTGCGTTACGTGCGCCACTCATCTTGTTCTCCCAGTCCATCATCATCTGTTGTTTCTGTTCAGGCGTTGCTTGACCGTTGTAGAAGTTGATGATGGTAGAAGGGAAAAGACCGTTTGAAATTTGGTTGATATGAAAGATTGAAATCTGCTTATCCAACTCGATGTAGTTGATAGCAGACCAATAGTCAGGGCGTGGGTAGGAATCACTACCAGTGTAAGTAAAACACCAATAGATTTGTCGTGGTTCTTCAGTACGTGTTAAATAGTTGTATTTGGGTATGAATTCGGGCGTGTTTTTCTTCTTGCGAATATTGCCCCAATCGTAGCTGTGAAAGATACCTATTTCGCTTTCGTCATCTTGACTGATTGCAATACGGCACTCTTCAAATGGTATAGCATTTAGCTTGCTAATCACCGTTCGGTCATTGCTCCAAATTACTTCGATGAAGAAACCGCCAAACAACTTCAAGTCTTTTGCACAAGCATAGGTCAAAGTATCTACATTGAGCGCATCAAGTTCTTCCTGATATTGCTCAGACTGAATACCCTTACCCGCAATCATATCACCAATTGCCACAACGAGTGAACCATGCACGGGTGATTCGTGCGATAGGTCACGTAGGTACTGCGGAAAGTCGTTTGCATCTCCGTAGTTTACCCACCCTTTGCGGTCTACTTTTTCTGCATCGCTCTTAGCTACGTATTCACTAAGCTTTAGCGATACTATATTCGATTCGTTATGGCTCATATATTATATCGTTTGGTATGGTATTGATAGGTACATCAAACCAACTTGTATTGTCATTTAAAACAGCATACCCACGCTCCACAATACCAACAACAGCAGCGTTTGTCGGATTAGTATTAATTGCAGAATTTTGGCCGTACACTTCATAGCGGTATCTACCCGCCAAAGTTAAGCCAACCGTGGTAATAGTCAGATGCGTTACACGTACCGATTCACTAATAATCGTTGCAACCTGTGCAAGCTTATTCCCGGTAGTGCTATTCTCCTCGTGTGTGAGAATAATAAGATAGTTTGTGAATGCTGTGCTGTAATACTGCCGTGCTTCATCTAATGAAAGATACACTTGTTGATTAGCAGTATTGGTATTTAAGTAGATCATTAGCCTTTTATTTAAAAAGGGGCAAGTGTAAACCTGCCCCCTTTACAATACAACAAGAACACAAACGGAAACAATTCTTAGTAAGCAGGGCTTACAGTAATACCCGGGAAGTTATCGAAAGGTACTGAAGTAAATGGCTCAAGGTGTACCGCAGGAGTAAGTTCTTCTGCAATGGTAGTCACCTGATAACCCATCAAATCTGCTTTCTGCTGTCCTGATTGAACAGTACCCGCAGTCAATTGTGAACCTTCGCCTGCACCAATCAAAAGGATTTGGTCATCATTAGTACGAACGAACACAACCATCTTCGCCTTTGCAACGTTCAAAAATTCATTACGCATATCTGGGTTCAACTTACCGAAAGTCCAACCAACTTCCTGCGAAAAGTACAAAGTACCTGTCTCAAGATTCTTGTTTACTGTTTCAATGTAAGAACCGCTGTTGCGGAATGGAACGTAACGATAGATAGTTGCAGTAGGCAATCCATCTACTTCGCCATCAGTACCACCATAGGTGATTCCTGATTCGAAGTCTTCGT